TGCTGGCTAAGCTCAAAATGGACTATACTTAGGAGCGGAAGTTGAATGAAATGGTTCGGAATGATCGGTTACGAAAAGACCGTTGAAACCGTTCCTGGTGTCTACGTTGAAAAGATCGAGGAACACCCGTATTGTGGAGACCTGATTAAGAACTATAGACGTATGGAGCAGGGGGGCAGCATTAATGATAACGTTAGTGTCAACAACGAAATCAGCATCATTGCTGACGAAGTGGCCTATCATTCCTTCCACTCCATTCGCTATGTTACATTTATGGGCAGCAAATGGAAAGTCACGACTGTTGATGTCCAGCCGCCCAGACTTATTCTGTCTATCGGAGGTGTTTACAATGGCGAGGAGTCGCGTTGAACTCCAGTCGCTCTTGGAGAGCGTCTTAGGGAGCCGAAACGTCTACTTCCAGCCTCCGGCTAGCGTTAAAATGAAATACCCAGCGATCGTATATGAACGTTATGACATTGACAAGTACCCCGCTGACAACCTCGCCTATCTTCAATTCCTTAGATACACCATCACGGTGATCGACAAGAACCCTGATAGCGAGCATGTCATGAATGTCTCTAAGCTGCCTTATTGTAGCTTTGATCGTCATTACACGGTCGATAATTTACACCACGATGTGTTTACTATTTACTTCTAAGGAGGATTACTCTACATGGCTAAGATCATATGGGACAAGGCCGCGGAACACTTTTACGAAACTGGTGTCGATCACGGCGTTCTCTATCCTCAGAAGGCTGACGGCTCCTATGACAAGGGTGTCGCTTGGAACGGTCTGACTTCTATCACTGAATCTCCCTCTGGCGCGGAAGCTACTGACCTGTACGCCGACAACATCAAGTACCTGTCTCTGCTCTCCGCTGAGACCTTTGGCGCTACTATCGAGGCTTACACCTATCCCGATGAGTTCGCCGTTCTGGACGGCTCGGGTGAGCTGCTGGATGGTGTCATGATTGGTCAGCAGGCTCGTGGCGCTTTCGGCCTGTGCTATCGCACTCAGCTCGGTAACGATGTTAAGGGCTCTGACTATGGCTACAAGCTGCACATTATCTATGGCGCTAAGGCCTCCCCCTCTGAGAAGGGCTACACCACCATCAACGATTCCCCCGAGGCGATCACCTTTAGTTGGGAAATCAATACCACTCCGGTCAACGTTACCGGCTTCAAGCCTACTGCTTCTCTCACCATCGATTCTACCAAGGTCGATGCTACTAAGCTGAAGGCGCTTGAGGACATTCTGTATGGTACTGACGCTGCTGCCGGTGGCAGTGAGTCTGCGACCGAGCCTCGTCTCCCGCTTCCTGACGAGGTCAAGTCTACTCTGGCAACGGAATAATCGTTAAAATGTTCAAAATGGGGTATTCAGTTCGGCTGGCCCCATCTTTTAAACTGAAAGGAGAATAACTATGCTCAAGAAGGAAATCGTTTATACCGACTACAACGGCGTTGAAAGAAAAGAAATCTTCTGGTTCCATCTCTCTAAGGCCGAGCTCCTCGATATGGAGATGACCACCAGTGGCGGCTATGCCGAAACTGTTCAGAGAATTATCGACGCTAAGGATACCAGCGCGCTTATTCGAGTATTCAAGGATCTTATCAAGAAGTCTTATGGTGTCAAGAGTGAAGACGGTCGTCGTTTTGTTAAGTCTGATGAGCTCTTTGAGGAGTTCTCCCAGACGGAGGCGTACTCGCAGCTTTACATGGAGCTGACGCTTAACGCTAGTAAGGCTGCTGAATTTATTAACGGCATTATCCCTCAGAACCTGGAAGCAGATCTTAATAGGATTTCTTCTGTTACAAATTAAAGGTGAAGAAGGATGCTCGAAATAGTAGTACCTGCTTCTGAGTGCTACAACGAAGCAACTCAGGAATTTATCTCGGTTGGCAAAGATGTGAAACTTCAGATGGAGCATTCTCTCATATCTATCTCCAAATGGGAAGCTAAGCATCATAAAGCGTTCTTGAGTAAGCGCGCCAAGACAAAGGAAGAGATGGACGACTATTTTCGTTGCATGACGATAAACAAAGTCTCGGATCCTTCTGTCTTCTCCCGGCTTACTGGCGAAAACATTAGAGCAATCGAGGCATACATTTCGGATTCGATGACCGCTACTTATATGGACAATGATTCCGAAAGTCAAGGCCCTAAAGACACAGTAACTTCTGAGCTTATCTACTACTGGATGGTTAGCTATCGCATCCCTTCTGAGTTCCAGAAGTGGCACATCAACAGGCTCATGGCCCTCATTCACGTTTGCGGTAAGAAGAACTCTCCGCCGAAGAAGATGTCTAAAACTGCGCTCGCACAGCGTAACGCTGCTCTTAACGCAAAACGAAGAGCTGCCATGAAATCTAGGGGATAAGGAGGCGATACAATGTCTAGTAATAGTTCCCTTGTTACTTGTAAAATTCTTAGCCCCAATAACTGGGGCAAACGTACCCATAAGATCGACACCCTGACGATTCACTGTACCGCAGGCAACTGCACCGCCAGGTCGTTGGGCAATATGTTCGCCAGAAAAGCTCGTAAAGCGTCCTCAAATTATGGCATTGGTTATGACGGTTCTGTTGGGCTATATGTCGACGAGAGTTGTACATCTATGTGCTCCTCGAATTATAACAACGACAACCGAGCGATCACCATTGAGGTTTCTAGCTCGAACAAGCACCCGTACGTGGTCTCTTCGATTGCTTATGAAAAGATGATTCAGCTTTGTGTAGACATTTGCCGTCGTAATCCCGAACTTAAGCAGCTTCGGTGGAAGGATGATAAGTCTCTTATCGGTGTTACCGAGAAACAGAACATGACTGTCCATCGTTGGTTTGCTGCGAAGGCGTGTCCTGGCGAGTATCTCTATTCCAGAATGGGTCAGATTGCCAATGAAGTCAATAGAAGACTCGGTAACATCGCAAATGATCAAAATGGATCTGTAACGGGCTCTTTTAAGGTCCGCGTCGAGGTTGCCAACCTAAACATTAGAAGTGGCCCTGGCACTAATTACGCCAAGAGTGCTACAAAGGCCATACCCGGCGTATATACGATCGTTGAAACTAAGTCCGGCACCGGCTCGAAGAGTGGCTGGGGTCGTCTCAAGTCTGGTGCTGGCTGGATCAGCCTTGACTATGTAAAGAGACTTTAAACACAAAGGAGTGATCCTGTGGCTGTTCAGTTAGGTATCACACTTCAGGCCAAAGGCGACTTCTCTAAAACTAATAAGATGTTAGAGAAATTTTTAGAGATAATAAAAAAGGGCCAGTTGGACAAATATGGTCAAATGGGCGTTGCTGCACTAGCCAAAGCGACGCCTATAGATACCGGTTTGACTGCAAGTTCGTGGTACTATGAGATCCACAGGACCGCTACCACTCTTTCGATAAATTTTATGAACTCCAACAGAAACAAAGGAGTCCCAATCGCCCTTATACTTCAGTATGGCCATGGAACAGGTACTGGAGGGTATGTTCAGGGCAGGGATTACATAAATCCCGCTATTCAGCCAATCTTTGATCAAATGGCGAAGGATCTTTGGGGGGAGGTGACAGCAGTTGGCTAAGGTCGTAGATGAACGCGTCGTTGAAATGAAGTTTGAAAATGGCGAGTTTGAAAAGAACGTAAAGCAAAGTCTGTCTACTATTGAAAAGCTCGATAAGTCCTTAGACTTCAAGAACGAGCATAAAGGCTTAGAGAATCTAATACGAGCCGCCAGGACTACGAGTAGTACATTAGGCTCTATTGGTACCGCTGCTGACACTGTTCGAGCTAGATTCTCGGCGATGCAGATCATCGGCGTGACTGCTCTGGCAAATATTACTAATTCTGCTGTTAACGCTGGTAAACGTATTTCGTCGGCCTTAACGATTAAGCCAATCTACACCGGTTTCCAAGAGTATGAAACCAAGATGAAGTCTATTCAGACCATCATGGCAAATACTGCTAGTAAGGGCACGACGATGACTGACGTCACAAAAGCGTTGGACGAGCTGAATCGATATGCCGATCTTACTATCTATAACTTTACCGAGATGACCCGCAACGTCGGTACGTTTACCGCGGCTGGTGTTGAGCTGGACACGGCGGTTTCGGCAATTCAGGGTATCGCTAACTTGGCTGCTACCTCGGGTTCTACTAGCCAACAAGCATCCACCGCGATGTATCAGTTATCGCAAGCAATTGCGGCAGGAACCATTAGACTTATGGACTGGAACTCTGTTGTTAACGCCGGCATGGGCGGTGATAAGTTCCAAACGGCGCTCAAAGCCACCGCTAGAGAAATGGGCATCGCGGTTGACGACATTATTAAAAAACAGGGTAGTTTTCGAGAGTCATTGAGCGAAGGCTGGCTTAGCGCAGAAGTCCTCAACACGACTCTTAAGAAATTCACAGTCGAAGGTGCCACCGATTATGCAAGATCCATGGTCGCTGCTGGTAAGTATACCAAGGAGATGGCGAATGCTCTTATCGCTGAGGCTCAGTCTATGGAGAACGCCGCAACTAAGGTTAAAACCTTTACTCAGCTTTGGGATGTCCTTCAGGAGTCTGCACAGTCTGGCTGGGCTGAAACCTGGGAACTTCTGATTGGTAACTTCGAGGAAGCTAGTGAGAGTCTTACTGGTATCTCTGATCTGCTGACCGGGGTCATTTCACAATCTTCCGAGGCTCGGAATACTTTCCTGAGAGGATTCTTATCTTCAAACTGGAAGAAGCTTCAGGATGAGATCTATAAGACGGGTCTCGATATGAATGAATTCCAGGATAAGCTGGTTGCCGTCGGTAAGGAGCATGGCGTCGTAACTGATAAGATGATAACAGATGCTGGTAGCTTCTATAATTCGCTTAAGAGCGGATGGATGAGCAGCGACATCGTTTCTGAAGCGCTTGCATCTTATACCAAAAATATAAAAGACGTAACGAAAGTTACGAGCTCTGCGACTAAGAAGTTTGAAGACTTTAAGAAAGTCGTTGACGAAGTTTGGGGTGGAGCTACTCAGACAAACGAGAATCACATTCGAGCACTTGCTACAGCTGGTTATCAGTATTCCGATGTTCAGGAGGTCGTGAACGAACTTCTTAAAGACCAGTCGCTTGCGTTTGAGGATCTTTCGATTGCTCAGATGAAGAGTCTCGGTCTGACGGCGGAAGAGATACTCGTTGTTTCTAATCTGTCGGAAAAGGTCAAAGAATCCGGTAACTCTATAAACATCTTGTCGAACAGCCTAGACCAAATGAGCGGTAGAGAGTATGTACTTGACACCCTTCTGAATGGTCTTAAGGGAATCATAGAAATCGCCAGTTTGTTTAAAACAGCTTGGGTTGAGGTGTTCCCGGCCCCTTCTTCTGATGTTATACTTGGTGCCCTGAAATCGGTAGACGAATTTTCAAAGAGTCTTATAATAAGCGGGAAGAATGCCGAAAATCTAAAAACAACGCTTAAAGGCATTTTCTCGGTTCTTCATATTGTTGCTACAGCTGTTAAGTCTTTACTTGAAGCCTTGGAGCCAGGCCTTCATATTATTGGTATTTTGGGCTCTGGGCTGTTAAGTTTAACCGCTTCTATTGGGTCTTTTTTAATAGCCGTTGATAAGGGAATTTCTGCTGGTCAAGGCTTTTCGTCGGTTACTAACGCCATTCACGATGCGCTGTATAACACATCCGAGTCCCTAGCTTCTTTTGTCGATAGTATACGAACCGTCGACGGCGTAGCAAGCAATGCAGGTAAAGCGATTGCATCTATATTTAATGGGCTGTTCTCATTAATAGGAAAATTCTTTAGTTGGCTTGGTAATAATATTAGTCTTGGAGACGTCTTTGCTGCTCTTATTGGGACTGAAACAATTTTCTTAATCGATAAAATTAGTAAAGGTGTCACCTCAATTACAAAGGCAATTTCCGATTTCGGTAAGAATTTGCGGAAGACGTTTGATGATAGCTCCGTGCTCAACTCGATTAAAGAAACGTTGTCCAGTCTTGCGGGTACACTCGATGCCTTTGCAGCCAGTATAAACATTGGTCAGCTTGCGGTCATAGCTACTTCGCTTCTTATTTTAACGATCGCAATAAGTAATCTGTCTAAAATCGATGCGAAAGGCTTAACAAAGGCCTCGTTTGCGATGGGCGTCTTGTTCACGGAGATGTCGCTCGCATTTTCTAGTATAACAAGGATCCTTACCAAAAACGACCCAACAAAAGTGCTATCTTCTTCCGTGATGTTAATAGCGATGGCAACAGCAATGAACATTCTTGCTAACGCCACCGCTAAGTTCGGAAGTCTATCCTGGGGTTCGTTAGCGAAGGGCATAGCCGGATTTGCAACCGGCATGTTTATGCTAGTCGCTGCTATGCGCGCGATGGAAAACATGACCAGCTCTGTTAAGAATGTAGTCGTCATGCTCATGTTAGCAGGAGTAGCTAACGCCATGGCCTCCGCATTGTCCAAATTCGCTTCCTTAAGCTGGGCTGATATTATTAAAGGCCTTATCGGCATGGGCGCAGCTCTTGGTGAGTTGACCGCTGTTACTACTATCCTCGGTAACTTCTCCAAGGGATGGTCTTTTGTTGGTTCGGTATCTATCGCGTTGTTAAGCACGACTCTCAAAACCATCGCGAAAGCGCTCAAAGAATTTGCAAGCCTTGACTGGGACGAGATTAAGCGCGGGTTAGTAGCTATGGGCGGCGCACTTACTGAACTTTCTGTGGCTTCTGGTGCCCTTGGCAAGTTAGCAGGCTTTTCTGCAATTATAGGATCTGTATCTATAGGTCTCTTAAGCGACGACCTGATGGACATTGCCCTGGCTCTTGAGAAGTTCGGATCGCTTCATTGGAGCGAGATTGGTCGCGGTCTCATCGGAATGGGCGGTGCGCTCACTGAACTGGCAGTCGTAGCTGGGCTTCTCGGCAACCTAGGCGGAATCACTTCCCTACTCGGAGGCGTTTCGATCAACATCATCGTGGACCCTCTGAATGAGTTGGCCGATGCGTTCACAAAGTTCTCCTGGATATCCTGGGATGGTATTGCACAAGGGCTGCTTTCAATGGGCGGTGCTTTGACTGAGCTATCTGCCATAGCCGCGGGTCTTGGATATTTTGGCGGTCTCGGTTCCATCATTGGTGGCGCTGCTATCAATGTCATCGTTGCTCCTCTTTCTGAACTTGCAACCGCGCTTCAGATGTTCGGTGCCATGGATTGGGACGCGATCGCTAGAGGTCTCGTCGGTATGGGGGGCGCTCTCGCTGAGCTTGCCACCGTTTCCGGTCTTTATGGATATTTAGCAAATGTCTTCGGTCTCTTAGGCAGTGCTAGTTTGGCCGTCGGAATATATGCCCTTGACGATCTTGCCAATGCTCTCATGAAATTTGCTTCTATGAGTTGGGATGAGGTCAAGGCTGGTTTGACTGCTATGGGTGCTGCTCTCGGCGAAACAGCCATCGGTGGTATCCTTAACACCTTGTCCATCTTAGGCTCTCTTTCGATAAGTATCGTTGCGGAACCGCTTGGTGATCTGGCTGACTCCATGGCTAAGTGGAAAAACGTCAGTGTCCCCGAGAAGCTTGGAGATCAGATCGGGTCGCTGGCGGGCGGCATCATGAAATTTACTCTGAGTGGCTTTGGTGCGTCTGCGATTGCTACCGTTGCTAAACCTCTTGGTGATATGGCAGACTCGATTGATCGTTGGTCTACCGTTACCATTCCTGAAGGACTCTCGGAAAAGATCAGCTCTTTTGCTGGTAGTATTCGGAGCTTTACCTTCAGTGGCATTGGCGCCATGACCGTTAAAACCGTTGCCGAACCTCTCGGTATACTTGCCGAGTCAGTAATGAAATGGGCTGATGTCAAGGTTCCTGAAACCATAGAATCCGATCTGACTAGTATCTCGACTGGTGTTAAATCGTTCACGACTGGTTTCGTTGGTGGTTGGACACTTGCTGATGTCGTCGGTCCTATCGGACAACTTGCAGACGCCATGACCAAATGGAAGGACGTAACTGTCCCGGCAACCATAGGAGATGATTTTGAAACTCTAGCAACTGGGATCAAGTCTTTTGGTCAAGACTTCTTTACAGCAGGAACGTTCGCGAGCGTCACAAGCTCCATCGATTCGTTAGCTAATGGAATGCAAAGACTCGCCGAGATTGATATTGCTACTATTTCTACAAAACTTGGCGCGACATCTATGGTATTCAAAGACTTTTCGTCTGTTAAAATAGAGTCTGATACTTTAGACTCTATTCGGACTCTCGTGACGGCTTTTCAAGGCGAAGAAGTTGGCACGAGTGTTGAAAACATTAGCAAACTTACCTCGGCGCTTGAAAAACTTACTACCTTTAACCAAGATGGGGTAACCAATTTCCAAAACATTCTGAATCAGATTGGCGATATTGCGGTTGACACTCTCACCGAAAGACTCAGTTCTGGTACAGAACGTGTCAGCGAAGCAGCCAAGGGCCTTGTCAATTCGATTGTAACGTCGTTTACAAGTTCGATCCCCAATCTTACGATGAACACTATATCGTTGGGTAACAACATAGGAACATCTATAATAGATGGGATCAACCAGTCTTTAAGTGGTATTACAACAACACTTTCAGGGCAACTATCATCTATTGTAGCATCTTTGAATCGTCAAACGAGTGCATTTTCTACGATAGGCGCCAATATTGGCAGTAGCTTGACCACGGCCCTTACTAATGCTGTCGGTCAGGTTCCTTCGGCCATATCTGCTCAAAATGGTCCTATTTCAGCTGCTGGCGCAGAGCTGATGACATCGCTTTCCTCCGGGATTAGCCAGTCGGTCACCACCATAAACTCTACAATCTCTACAACGCTGTCTTCCGGCGTTACTGAGATTAGAGCCAAGTACACCAACTTCCAGTTGGCCGGTGAATATATCGCCGAAGGTATGGCGAAGGGCATCGAGAACAAAACCACTCGAGTTTCTGAGGCTGCTCGCAAGCTCGCTCAAGCGGCGAGTAACGCTGCCAATACGGAACTGGATATCGACTCTCCTTCCAAAGTCTTCATGAAGACTGGTCGTTATATCGTCGAAGGTCTTGCTATCGGCATCACGAAGAACACCCCGGAGGCAGAGGACAGCTCTGTCAAGTCGGCCAA